AATTCTCTCCGGCGTCATGCGCTGCGCGGTAAGCGTTCAGAAGCTCGACCAGCGCGAGCATCGGATAAATCGCAATCCAGGTGCTGACGACGCCGGAAGATGCGAAGCAGTAGACAATCCCGCCAAAGATCAGAAACCCCATGCAGGCGGAGAAGACCCGTATCCAGGGGGTCACGTTTTTTCGGGCGCCGTTGATGATCAGGCCGACGATCCGCAAAAGTCCGATGCAGACCATGAGCCAACCGAGTGTGTCCTCACGGATGAAGGACCGGAAAAAGGCAAATGACGGCTGATGGAAGACCGGATCTGGCAAGAGCAGCGACACGCCCCAGAGCGACATGATGGTTGCCCAGATCCACTCGGTCATGCGCGGCCCGAAGCGGTGCTGTATCCTGATCCATATCCCCGGCCCGACGTAGCTCCCGCCCATCATTTTCTACACCCCGGCTGCGCTTCGCATGTCCGGTTATGGCCCGCGACCTGCCGGGCGAACGGCTGATCATTGGCGACGATGAAGGACCGTGTCGCGGCTGATGGCGTCAAGGCTTCGAACCCAGCGCCATCATTCACAGATGCTGTCTTCTGGCACCCAGCGGCCGCCAAGGGCAACGCACAAGCCAGCGCTATCAAGGTTGCGAATTTCCGCATTGGTTTGGCTCCGCTTCTGAATGAGTTCCATGGATTTATTGAGGGCGTCGGCCCGCTCCAGCGCCCTGCCCTCGTCACGCGCCGCTGGCAGCAGCCAGAGCGTGTTTGCAAGCTGAAAGATGGCGAAGGCCAGCAGGAGGCCGCCTACCCCGCCAACGATGGCTGCGAACTTGCTGATCATGACCGCACCTTGCGATAGATGCCGTAGCCGGTCAGCCCCAGAATCACGACGGCGACGATGATCCGAGCCCACTCCCCGCTTGTAAGGTCGTCGTGCTGCTTCGTCACCGCATCGATGAGATCCGGCAGCACCGGAACAACGGAGGTTGCCGCGCCGCCGGCACCAGTGCCGACGATGACCGCCACGTCCTTCTTGTTGACGGCCTTGTCCGCGTCCACCGTGTTGCTGGCCACGAACTCGCCCTTGGCCCACAGGCCAGCCTCAGCCGAACGACGGTTCACGAGGCCCTTCACCTTCTTGCCCCCAGCATTGACCCATTTCATCAGCTCGACCGGCACGGCGTCATAGTCGCCTGCGTTGAGCTTCTTGAGCAGCGTGGACTTGTGCAGCGCCCCGGTGTTGAAGTCGAAGGAAACGAGCACGGCAAACTGGTTGTCGGTGAGCGGCACCTTCACCAGGTGCTCGACGCGCTCCTCGAACTTGCCGAGATCGCGCCGCAGGATCTCGGCGGCTTCGGTATCATTGATGCGCATGCCCTCACGCACCTTCGGGATGCCGGCGGCGCTGGTATGGCCGTAGCCGATCGTAAGGACGCCCGCCACATCGCGGTAGGCGACAAGCTCTTTGCCCTCCCACTGCATGATGTGCGAAAGCCCCGCCGCATTGATGCGTCGTGTCATTGGGTATCTCCTGTTGATGTTGGGAAGCTGTTTGGTAAAAATTCTAGCCCGTCGCCATGGATTAATTGCAACGCAGCCTATTTTTCGGTAGCAACCTTGGAACGGCCAATGGCCCGATGAACCGAGAACGTCGTTTGAGCAGGAACCCTATGAATCCCTTCAAGCACATCAAGCACCCAGGCATCGCTCTCCGAAATTTCCTCAACGACAGATACCTACCTCCGCTTTCAAAGCTGGAAGTCATGGCCAATGCGCGCGGTGTCAGTTTGCAAAATGGCAAGTCTCAGACCAAGCCGGCCGCCAATCACTTGCGTATCGCGCCGGGCCCAAAAACGACGGCGACTTACGAGCGGTTGAAAAACATCCTTCGCGAAATGTCTATCCCGTTTTTCGTCGGCAACCTTTCCGATCCGTGGGCGCTGTCGATTAGCGTGAAGGAGACCGATCGCCCTATCGTTACCAACATTTTCAAGAACTGGTTCGAGAACGACCCGGATGTGATGTACACGCTCCCGGGACCCATTAGTGCGTTTCAAGCATCCAAGCTCATCCAGATAGCAGCCAAAGGGAAGTTGCTGGCATTCAACGTGCTGTGCATTGAAAAAAAACACGGCGAAGGCAAGAACGGTACTTTTGCGTCTGGCCAAATCACGATCAATTTCTGGCGAAAAATGAACAATTTTTCAGAGGAGCCGATTTTCGAAACGGGGGTTTATAACCCTTATGTCTGCCGGTTGAGGGGGCATAGTTTCGATAGCTTGACGGCGGAATCCTCTGATCTGACCGGAGCATCCGGACATTTGTCGACTGAACATGATTTCCCAATCGACGTTGTTTACACATGGGTCAACGATAGGGACGAAAACTGGCAGGCCGAGCGGGCGTCCTATTCCGGCAAGGTCGTTCTAACCGACCGCGCCAACCATGACGAACGGTTTAGAAACAGGGATGAGCTTCGCTACTCCATGCGGTCGATCGAAATGTTCGCGCCGTTCGTGCGAAACATCTATCTGGTGACGAACGGGCAGATTCCAGAATGGCTCAACCTGGATAACCCGCGCCTCAAGCTTGTCCCGCACTCTGAAATTTACAAGACCAAAAGCGATCTTCCGACCTTCAATTCAAGCTCGATTGAAACGCAATTGCATCATGTCGAGGGGCTGGCCGAGCACTTCCTTTATTTCAACGATGACGTTTTTCTCGGTGATTTTTGCACCCCGGATGATTTCTTCCTGTCAAACGGGCTTATGAAGTTCTTCCCGTCTCCCCAGCGGGCGTATGAACCGGACATCGACGATAGCCGCGAAGGCTATTTGGTTGCAGACCGGAACGCCATCAATCTGATGAAGGGCTCACGTGGGCGCCATAGCCGGTTTATCATGGAGCATACCCCGTTGCCGGCGCTCCGAAGCCTGCTGACTTCGCTTGAAGAAGAATTCCCGGACGCATGGGCCACCTGCTCGGCGAACCGTTTTCGCGCAAGCACGGATCTGAGGCCCATCGCCTTCATGCAGTATCAATTCGCCTTCCTACAGAAACAGGCCGTCCCGGCGTCGATTACCAACCGGTATCTGGCACTTTGGAAGCCGACCATAGAGGGGCAATTGAAAAACGTTCTGACTTCCCGTCAATACAAGACCTTCTGCCTCAACGATGTCGGCGTACCACCGGAGCGGACCAACGCAGTTGATGATCTCGTGCAAAACTTCTTGCAGCGGTATTTCCCGTTTAAATCTTCGTTCGAGCGGTAGGGAGATGCCACCTGTGCCTAGCAAAATGACATCAAAACCAGAGACTCAGCGAACGGTCGAGCAGTTAGACGCCCTGATGGACGCCCTGCCGCCTACTGAAGGCCTTTCGATCCTAGCCTGCACCGTTGCTGATCGCATCATAAAGGCGACGGAACGCCGACAGGACTCCCTTGCTTTGGCGCACATGATTTCATCGCAAATTATGAAATTCGTGAACGACTTTGCAACGGACGACCCTGTACCCGCAGCCACGAAAAGCGATTAACCCGGCTTATGGATTACTTTGCGCGGCTTATAGTGCGGATGGCTTTGTGGGTCAGGCACCCTCCGTCGCGGCAGAGAATTTACGTCGCGGCGGCCGTGATAGCTGCAGCGGCCGCGATTGTCTGTATCGAACGGCTAGGGCTCTGGCCGGAGTGGATGAAAGTCTGATGATCTCCGGTCTTGACGGTTCCTTGGCTATTGGTCACGTCCTGATGGTCTTGGCGAAGCGAACCGATTGACGGGCCGTTTGCTGATGGCCATAAGAAGCAGTCTAGCGACGGAGAGCGACATGGCGTCCCCATATGAAAACCTCCCCAAGAAGGCCTATTGGCGCAGTGGTGTTGTGGATCAGCATCCGCTGAATCCAGTTGACCTCTACGAGAAGAAATTCGAGATCAAGGCCACGGATCGGATTGCAACGGCAGGAAGCTGCTTTGCACAGCATATAGCCCGTCACATGCGAGCGAGTGGGTTCACAGTTCTTGACCTTGAGCCAGCGCCGAAGGGTATCGACATAGAGACCGCGCAGAAGTTCGGTTATGGCCTGTATTCTTGCCGCTATGGAAACCTCTACACATCGAGGCAATTGCTGCAGCTGTTCCAGGAGTCTTGTGGAAAACGCTCCCCGTCAAATGCTGTGTGGCAGAAGGGCGATCGGTTCTTTGACGCTCTGAGGCCGTCCGTGGAGCCGTCTGGATTACCGTCAGAAGAAGAGGTGAACCTCCATCGGACGCAACACCTCAAGCACGTCGCTCAGATGTTCAGAGATGTTGATGTCTTTATTTTCACGTTAGGCCTGACGGAGACTTGGGAGCATATCCAATCAGGAACCGTCTACCCAAGCGCGCCAGGCGTTATAGCGGGAGAACACGACCCAGCCTCGATACGCTTCAAAAACCTGAGCTACCCAGAAGTGCTTGAGGATTTTATTGCCTTTCGCGATTTAATAAAGACCTTCAACCCCAACGTCCGGTTTCTTCTGACTGTCTCTCCCGTCCCCTTGACCGCGACCGGGGCGACCTCGCATGTCCTTCCGGCCACCATCTATTCCAAGTCCGTTCTGCGTGCCGCGGCCGGCTACCTTTATGATTCTCTGGCTGATGTGGACTATTTCCCCTCTTACGAGATCATCGCGGCACATCCGTCTCGTGGGTTTTTCTACGAGAACAACCTTAGATCGGTCGCCAGTCAGGGGGTCGAAGTTGTTATGCGCTCGTTCTTCTCTCAACACAAAATCGTCGCGGCGCCGAAAGTGGCAAAAGCCTCATCCAAGGATGTGGTATGCGAAGAAGCATTGCTAGAGGCGTTTTCATGAAGCTCTGCATAATCGGGAATTCCCACCTCGCATCCCTTAAGACCGGGTGGGACACTTTGCCCGATCTTCATTCAAAGGCTGAGGCAACATTCTTCGGCGCCAAGGGCTACGATCTAAAGAGACTTCGCCGCAAGGGCACCGTATTCAGTTCAAAAGACCCGGTTGTTATCCACCAGCTGCAATTTACGTCGGGAGGCTCCAAGTCTTTCGATGCAGCAGATTTTGACGCATTCGCTACAGCCGGCCTATATTTTGGACGAACCCATCTTATCGAAGCGTTGGAAAAGCATCGCGTTTCTGCCGTCCCGGGCAGATCGGAATTTGATCATATTATTTCTGACGAGCTTTTCGAAGTTCTTGTCCGAAGCCGGATCCAAAAGTGTCTGGCGATCCGAATTGTAAAGCTTCTTCGCGAAGCAACCGACAAGCCCATCTTCGTTTGTGAGCAGCCGCTTCCAAGTAATCACATTCGAAAGAAGGGCATGTCGGTCTGGCGCGATGCAGCGGCCTTCGAGAAGATCATAACTCCGATATGGAGAGATGAACTAGCTAAGCTTGAGCAACAATACCGCTTCCAGGTTTTGGAGCAGCCTGTAGAGACGGTAAATCAGAACTTGTTTCTCACCCACCATCGAAACAGCGCGGGAGCAATTCGGCTGCTAGACGGCCTGAACGTAGTCCACAAGAGGAAAGAATACGCGCACATGAACGCCGACTATGGGGCGATTGTGATGACCGAAGTGATTGACGCCGCCAGCAGGGGCATAGTTGAAAGTAGTTCCGCTATCGGTGATCGTGTCCACTGCCCGCCTGATGCCTCCAGTTCATGAGTCCCAACCGATTATCGACCCGACGTGGGCTGATCGGGCGGCATCGCGCATTGCGAGTTTGCAACCAGAATACTGTTCTCACAATGGGCACCTGCTGGGGGTTTTAAGATGCGGCCATCGATAGCCGAAGCCATCGCCGAACTTGTGAAGGAGATGAGTCATGACGATTGGGGGAATCATTACGGACTAAAGGGCGACGGAGCAAATTTAAAGGCGGCCCGCGATCGGTTAGAACGAGTTCTGAACGAACACATAGAGACCGTCGTCGCCCAGAAACTCACACAATTAATCGACAAAGATCATCAAGAGACAAGCACCGGTCCCACCGAGCAGAGTTCGCGTATAATGGCCATGATAAAACGGACTATACGCCCGCCGCGCAGCCTTTGATCCAAGCAACCAACCCGTTCGCGTGTATGTGTCGGTTGATGCTGCGCTAGTCGGGCGGGATTCATCTATAGAAGAACGACCCTGAGGTCGCCTTCTGGCACCCAAACTGCATCCACTACCGGCCAATCTCCAGGCAATCGCATGGCTCACTCCCCTCGATATTCCCCTTCCTCTAACATCCACAACGCTTCGAACTCCCCTTTCCAGCCGACTACTGCAAGCGCGCTCGGCTTAAGGTCTACCATGCGACGCGGATCGAAAACCGCCACCACTAGGTCCCCACTCTTTACTTCCAGCACAGATATTCTCCTGGTCTAGAAACTCACCGACGTATCCGCAAAGGCAGCCCGAAGTGCGTTCAGCCATGCGGTGCGCTCGTCGGCGTCAGTCATCGCCCTGGAGAGGACGGCAGCAAACGCCATGTCGCAAGTACCCTTCGTCGTCGCGCCGTAGTTTCCACCGATCCCGATTGCTTGGCCCCCGAGAACGCGAGTGGACGATGGCGGGGTGGCGGTCGCCCCGTCACCATCCGTCAGGTCATACAGAGACACCCCGGACGTGTTGACAACGCCGATCACCAGTCTCCATGTCGTCATCGTCGCGACATTGTCCTGCACCTGAGACACAGGTGTGCCGTCGAGATAGTATGCGTTCTGCCTCCATCGACCAGCCGTTCCGGCATAGAGAGAGGCCCCACTGTTTCCCAACCCGTCGGATGTCCCGATAAGCGTCGGACGGGTATTGTTATCGGCCAGAGTATCCGACGTTCTGGCTACCGCGATGAAGGTCAATGCGGCGGTGTCGCGATACGCCGTCTTCAGCCAGTTCGTGTCCCCCTTGAACGTCAGATAATCGGCAGACACAACCGGAGCGCCGATAACCTGAGAGTTTGTCTTGCGGCGCATCCGGTTGCGGATGGACTGCTCAAGACTTCCTCCGAGGAAATGGATCAGTTCGACGCCGTCGCTCACGGGAGGCGTCCATCCGCTTGAAACGGCACGGGCGTTCGATGACACGATGATGCCAGTTCCTGATATTGTAGCCATGTCAGATATCCTTACAGGTCGTTGGTGTCGAACGTGCCGAGCACAGTGGGGGTGTAGGTGCCGTCGAACGGAGCACCCTTGAATGTCGCAAGCCAGCTTCCGTCCGTGCGAACGTCGAGGCGGCAATAGCCCTGCGCTGTCAGAATGTGGCTATCGACGCCATCCCACACATAGGGGCCGCCGCCCGTCTTGCTGTCGCGCATAAAGGGCGAGGCCATGATCTGGGTCAGCTTCGTGTTGAGCGAACCAGCTGTCGAAAAGTCGGTGTTGGTGCCATCGTCCACAGCGCAGGAATGGAAGTCACCATTCAGGATCGTCATGGGAGGAAGGTTCGGATTTGCGACCACGGCATTGCAGATTGCCGTCTGCTCGGTTGACCATCCGTCCTGCCAGCCGTCATAGACCGCGCCGGTCCAACCGGTCGGAGAGACGATGAACAGCCGGTTGATGTCTCCGGCAGCAGCGTCGGTCGCAGCCTGCGGGAGGAATGTGCCCGTGAACCAGCCAAGCTGATTCCATGAGCCCGGCGGGTTGGTGCCGTTGCCCAGCATCGTCGCACCGCCGGTCAGCCGCCGTTGCGAGCGCGTGTCGAGCATGACAAAACGGGCCTTGCCGATATCGAACACCTGCACGGGCAGGATCTTCGCCGGGTCAGTCTCGCCAAGCTGTTGCTGAATGAACGGGTAATGCGGCGTTGTCTCGCGATAGACCTGTCGCCTGATTGCACCACCGGGATTGGAGCTATCCCAATCATTGTCGTTACCGCCGAAATAGTCGTGGTCATCGTACATATAGGCCAGCAGCGGGATCTTCCGGAGAAGCGCGGCCACGTCATTGTTGGACCGGAAATGACGCTCATTGCGCGACCGCAGCAACTTGATGTCCACGGCCGTCACATCGGAATAGTCGATGTCGCCCATATGCAGCAGACCGAGAATGCCTGTCTCTTTTGCCATCGCCCGATAGCTCGGCACGATGATGCCAGGGTCTGCGCCGAACTCATTGCAGGACCCAAGCAAGATTGAAAAGGCCGTAGCGACGTGGGAGGCCGGCACCGTCTTTACCGAGATTGCAGGTGACGCAAGTCCGTCCACCCGCGCCCGATAGAAATACTGGGTGCCAGCCAAAAGTCCGGAAATCCTCTGCTTGATCGATTTCCAGTAGCTGCCATCGAATTTCTCGGTGGCATAAGGCACCGTCGCTGGAGTCGTTTGCACCACATTGAGGAAGTTTTGATCCGTTGACACCTCTATCTGGGCAACGCTCTGAGGCGTCCCGCCATCGACATCACATGCAACAGTAAAACCGTCCGGCTGCAGGGCGCCCGTCCAGATGCGCGCAGCGGCGCCACTAGTTGGCGTGTAGGCACTGCCGCTGTCGTCGCCGGACGTGAAGCCGAACGGACCAGTTTCGTCGAAGCCAGCAATGATGTTGCCACGTTCGTCCTTCAGCACCCAATGAAATCCATCTGCCGAGACTGCCCGCATGCCGGCAAACGAGACTCCATCCTCGGTGCTCGCCCCGAGAATCTCGTTTCCATACTCATCAGAGACCGTGAACAGTCCGTCCGGGCGCGCCTTGATCGTGTCGAGCAGGTAGGAAAAGATCGGCACGAGCGTGGCGATATCGAAGATGAAGGTGAAGTTCAGGGCAGTCGTGCCGAGTGTGATCGGTCCGGGCGTCGTGAGGATGTAGGCCTTGCTCCCGTTCGCTGCCCCCTCCTGCACGAAACTAGCCATGAACAGGACTTCAGTTGCGAGATCGGCGTCAGCGGACCGAGACGCCGCACCCGAACTCACCACGGTATAGATGCCGTTTTCCGCTGGCGCCGTCTGTCCGAGAAGCAGCACACGATTACCGGTCGCGAGCGTCACGCCGTCGATCGTATCGCCGTTCTCAAGGCCATTTGCCAGATTGACGTTGGCGGTAGAAGCTGCTCGGACCGGCGTTTTCCACTGAGTGGATGTGGTGACAGTCGCGAGGAGATTGCTTACCTCCTGGGCAATGCCCGCGATCGCAGCGTCATACTCGTTAATGGTAGATTGTATTACTCTGCCCGCCGATCTCACTTCGCTCTTTTTGACCTTATATTTCCCGGAACTTGGGATGCCGGTCGAAACATAGTCCCTGAACGCGTTGTCGAAGGCGTTCTTGATTTCGTCAGCCATGCGGATACCTCATGAAGAAGCGTCCTGCTAATGCAGGTGCGCGAAAGTGAATATTTGATGTTTTAAATGATCGCCACGGCGACAGGGCCGCTCGGCGGGCCCGCCACGCCAGAGCCATTGACTGGAACTGCGTAGTAGTCCCACGCGCCCTGTGGGACGCAAGACAGCGTTTGAAGGTATAGGGCAACATTATCGATGTCGCAGACCAAAGGTGCCGTCGAGCGGATAGTAATTTTGGTGTTCCCGTTGTTGGCGAGCGTCTCCAGGAAAGCGCCGTTCACGGTCCGCAAGACACCACTGCTCTGCGTGCCGCCTTCAAGCGCCATTCGGGTGCTTCCCCCGGCAATGTTGCTGACTTCAAAGTACCCACGGAAAACTCCTGCCGGGTTTTCGGTGAGCGTAGCGATTGCTTGCTCCAAGGTTGTCGCGGACCCCGATGCTTTGTGTGCAACGCCGGCGGCAATCGTCCAGCCAGCGCCCTTGGTCCAAGCGGTGTCACTTCCAAAAGTCCCATTGGTGACCAAATTTGCCCGGCTCGCATCTCCGTCCGTATAGCCGTAGGTTGCCGCGATGGATGACGCGACGGGGAGCGTGGCAATCGGCGTATCAACGTCAACATCGAGAGGAGCACCGCTAGCCTTCCGGTAAAGCTTCACGCTCTTCAAGCGGGTGTCATTTGCCGTTGTAAGCGAGAACACCGCGTTGCCAAGATGGGGCACAGCTGCAGTCTGGGTAAACACCGTAAGCGCCGCCGGCGCGACCGGGTCGGCAACCGCTACCCGCGTTACATAATCGGTCCATTCTGATTGCGTGCCACCACCCCAGGCCCGCAAGCGGAAACGGTAGGAGACCCCATCAATCAGGTAACCGGAACGGACCTCGTCTTCCTCGGGCTCCGACAGGATCGAGCGGGGCGGTTCGCTCTCGTCGCTCGGCTGCCATTCAAGCTCATAGGTGAGATCGTCGCTATAGTGAGCCCACGAGGCCAGACCATATGCAACATCGCTGGAACCGCTCACCGTGTCCCGATGGATCACCACATCAAAGTCGGTCGGGGTCGGCACCCCGCCGTTTTCCAGCAGGATCACATCATTCCCCGGTTCACCCTCTTCGGTCGCCGCATCGAACGCATAGAGATCTGCCGGCACGATGATGCCGGCAAACTCCATTGTCAGGTTGCGCAACGAAAGCTTCGGCGTCTCGGCGATCTCGACTAGTACCATGTCGAGCTTCGGTGGGATATTGACCCAGACGAAACGGCGATAGGGCACATTCTCCGCCGGCTCATAATGCGCCAGGATCGAGACCCGCGGCGCATTGGCCCGGATAAAGGCGATCTTCTGCAGCCTCTGCACGTGGTTGTGAGACTGGACCGCATTGTTGTCGATCGTCTTGGTGCGCTCGGTATCGTCGCCATCCACATAGGGATCGCCATAGATCGCCGCATCCGACGTTGCATGATCGAGGTCGAGCCGCACATAGCGGCCGCGCACCGCCAGCACATTCGACGTGTCGCGCGTATTGCCATCGAGGTTGAAACTGATGACATCGTTGCGTGTGAGCGTGATGTCCGGCTCGACGAACTCGCCCGCATGGCAACCAACCAACCCGTCCGGCCGTTCGAAGATGACGAGCTCGGCCGCCTGGTCCATGATGCGCCCCACTTCGGTCGGATCATTGTTCGCCCGAAACCAGAACCCCCCGAAATAACGCGGCTCGTTTTCCCCGTCCCGGTTGACAACGAGCTCGGCGCAGACATCCGCCGCATGGGCAAAGTCCGGCAGATACACATCGTCGAGCGAGAGCTTTCCACCAACAGGATGCGTCAGGTGCCACAAGCGCATCAGGGCAATGTTGCGGCTGAAGGCGACGGTTTCGGTTCTCGGGTCAAAGAATTTGTAGCCGGCCATCACCGCAGACCATTGCGGCATCTGGTTCGGATAGACCTTCATATAGTTCTTCTGGCTGACGCCACGGCACGACATCATGATCGATGCCAAACCGTCGCCCCGATGATCTTCCGAATAGATTGTCGGGAAGGTGGTCAGGAGGTCTGGATAGGCCGTTTCCGCCGGCAGACCCGTGCGCTCCAGGATCTTGACGACATTCGGAGTGAAATGCTGGGGAGCTGCGACAAAGCCAGTCTCGTCGAGCAACACCTGCTCGTCGTGAAGGTAGTGCTGGATATACCCTTCGATCTCGTGTGCGGCAGCAACGATGACGTGGTAGGCGATACCGTTCTTTTCCTCGAGAAAGGCATAGTCGCCGCCCTTTTTTGACCAGCCCATGACATAGGCGAGCGAAGGCACATTCTGTTTCAGATTGAACGTGCCGTCTTCCGGCTTTGGCACGGAAGGCTTGTCGACGAACAGCGATTGCGCATAGGCAAGTCCGCCAAGCGCCAGCGCATAGGTGCCGAGATAAAGCGCGTTCGCCGCGAATGTCGTGGTGGCCAGCGAAGAGATGATCAGCGCAAGCGTTTCAAGGCCCGGCATCAGATGCTCCAGATGGCAAGCGGCGTGGCGATCATGCGATGGACCCCGTGGATGAACCGCACATTCCAGCCCTCCCCGTCATGGATGGCGCCGAACTGCCGGTGAATATTGGTAGGACTGCCGATTACGCCGATGCTGCCGCAGAACGGGCGCTGGGTTCGCTTGGCACTGATGCTGTCGGCGCAACGCTCGACCAGTGCCGTCACGCTGCCAGCCTGTTCTATGATCCGGCGAAACCCTGCCTCGTCGTCATAGGTGCCGCGCAGATGGCGCGCCGGATCTGAATAGCCGAGCCACATCGCCCAGGCCGAAAGGCAAAGACAGCAATCGACCTTTCCCGGCTCCCAAGGCAATTCGCCATAGGCGCGAGAAAAACTCACCCACTGATCGAGCATCACCACTTTGGCCAGCGGATCGCTTTGTTGAGGTAGATGATGACACGCTCTGCAAACCTGTCGGGAGGAGCGGTCGGATTAAGCACGGCCGATCGCGCCCTCTGGTTCGTGTCGGAGAGCACACCTCCATTCGATTGCTTGCGCAAGGCAAATCGGTTGGTGACTTCCACGGTGATGATCGAGCGGATCTCGGTATCGGAGGCACTGTCCCCAAAAATCAGATTGTCGATCTTTCCGGTAAACTTGATCGTCGGCGCGCCGATCGGCTGTTCGTATTCGTCGCACTTTTGAATCATGATCCGGAACCGCGCGCCCTTGATCGTGCCTGCCTTGTAGTCGATCCAGATCTGATCGGATGTGGGCCCGTCGATCCCGGAAATGACCAGCGATAGCGTGAACGCCTCGGCATTGATGGCAAGCTCGATCTGGTCGAGCGCGTCTTCCGTGAGCACGCAGGAGCGATAAATCTCCCCGTCACTGTCGACGAAGGGTCCACCGGAGCCATCATACCAGCGCAGCGTTCCAGACGGCAGATCAACCTGGCAGAGGACGCGAAGGGATTTCAGGGCCATCAGGGCTCACCGCCCACAGCCAGGATGTTCCAATATTGCATGTCCTGGACGAAGCTTACATTGACCCGCTCATTGCCATTGATGTTGGCGCCATTGTCCATGCCGCGATCGTCGGCAAGATTGCAGAGGCACGTCGGCAGATCGAATTCCAGGCTGGCGCCGGCTGGAATAGTCGCCACCACGCTCGGGCTTACGCGCATCGTCCAGACATCACCGTCGACATCGAGCACCTGCCCGGTTCGATAGAGCGCATGATTGTAGCTGAAAAGCACCCCCGCAAGATCGTCCTCGGCATTGATGATCCGCAGCATGATTGTCGTTGCACCAATAGCAACCGCCTCATGTGCAACGACCGAGATCTCGCCCTGTTCATATTCGGTCTCGTCGGAGAATTCCGTGTCGTCGTCATGCGGCACTTCCGGCGATGCGATATAGCTGCCGGTGGCGCCGATGCGCGGAGCCGTCTGATGCGACCAGACCGGAATGGCGATGCGGCCCGACGATCCCGACAGGACGTCCTTGATCGCCTCCCAGGTCCGCAACTGGGCGCGGCTGTGAAGCAGCACGCCGGCATAGTCGATTGACCAATAACCGAGATCCGTGCGGACAGACGGCTTCGCACCGCCGAGCGACCGGCCGCCTGTCCGCGTGAACGGGACAAGGTTGGGCCGGACTTCGGCGGGGATCAACAGATCGTGCGGCCAGACGGGGATCACGCTCATCAGCTATTCCGATAATCTCCGCCTGCCTTGGCGGTCTGGTGATGGGCGACGGTCGGCATGACGTTGCGGTTGGCCTGGCCGACGATGCTGGGAGCGGCCTTGGACACTCGGCCGTCCGAGATTTCCTCAACACGCACGTCAAAGTACGGGGATGGGATGACATGCACCTGCATCTCACCTCGTCCACCATCCAGCGTTTGCCCAGGCTTTGTGATATCGACCCGCTCATTTGGGGATTTTCGAAACGCTACAACCTGACTATCTATGCCGCCGGTGCCACCGGGCATGATTGTGCCGCCTCGCGCAAACCCGAACAGGCCGCCGACGAGGCTGGAGAGGAAACCCCCAATCCCGCCACCACCACCGCCAAAGGAAGATGTGAGACCCTGCAGGGCGATATCGGCAAACTTGCCGACGACATCGGACAGCACATCGGACCATTCCTTGGTGCCCTTGATCGCTCCAGCGATGGATGATCCGAGACCGGAAAAGGCATTCGTCGAAGAGGAACCAACCTGCTTGACCGCAGTTTCCGCGCCCTTCATTGCCGTGGTGATGCCATCGGAAGCAGTCTGCGCGACCCCGACAACGGCAGCTGTTTGGCCTTCCATGCCGATCCCGAGACCCTGCATGATGTTCGTGCCAATCTCTGCCATGACGCGAGACGGCGAATGGATATCAAAGAAGCCGGTGAAGCTATCCTTGATGCTGGACGCGATCCCGGTGACGTTGGCCTTGAGGCCTTCCCACTTCGCCTGGATACCCTGCCACAACCCGTCGATGATTTGCCCGCCGATGGTGAGCATCTGTCCGGGCAGTGCGGCGAATGCAGCCGCAAAGTCCAAAACGAACTGCCCGACCTTCGCAGTGAGTTCGGAGAACTTCGCCGGAAGCGTCTCAAGGAGGCCGGCGCCAATCTGGACCATCGCCTCGTTGAACTTTACGAACACCTCCCAGGCACGCTGAATTTCAGGCCAGAAGGCTATAACGGCCGCCGTGATGGCAGCGATGCCGGCGACAGCCGCAGCGATCGGTAGCCCAATGGCGGCAATGGCTGTAACTAGCGTTCCGATAACGACAACAACCGGACCGATGATCGCGACCAGGCCAGCGACGATCGTTCCCCATTTCAGGATTTCCGGACTGGTCTTGGCGAGCTTGGTCATCCATTCGGCCAGCTTCGTGACGAAAGCCGTGATCGTTTCCAGCAGCCCGCTATCGGCGATCGCCAGCTTCAACTCGTCGAAAGCGCCGGCGAGCTTCTCCAACTCGCCATTGAAGCCCTTCATCCGGGCAGCGGCCTGTTCGTCGGCAATGCCTTTCCTGTTGATGGCTTCCACCATCGTATTGATGCCGGCCGCACCCTCATTGCCCAGGGCGACCGCCGTGCGCAGCGCGTCCGTGCCGAATATCGTATTCAGAGCGTCGTTTCGCGCCTCGTCGCTCAGCCCGGCGAGCGCGACCTTCAGCTGCTCGGCAATATCAGGCAGGGCCTTCATCTTGCCGCTGGCGTCGAAGAATTCCAGCCCCAACTTTTCGATGGCGGCCGCGGCACCATCACTCTGCGGCACGAGCCGCAGCAGGAAGGTCTTGAAGGACGTGCCGGCATCGGAGCCCGAGTTGAACACGTCCGACGTGGCGGCAATCGCCGCATTGAATTCCGTCAGGTCGACACCGAGAGACCCGGCCACGCCGCCGGCCTGCCCGATCGCCTGGGCATAGTCCTCGAAACCGAACTGCGACTGCAGTGTGACGCCGGTGATCTGGTCGACGATCGGCGCGAGGTCTTTCGCCTGTTTGCCGAACTGCGCCATGATATTGGTAGCGACATCGGCAGACTTGGACAGATCGCCGCCAGTTGCCTCCGACAGCTTGATCGCGGCTTCCGCCGCACCGCCCAGGATTTGCTCGGCCGTCAGCCCGTTCTTGGCCAGCATCTCCAGCATGTCGGCAGATTCCGACGCTGACTTCGTCGTCGTGCGGCCGAGATCTCGGGCAAGGGTTTCCAGCGCCTCGAACTGCGCACCGGTCGAACCGGTGGCAGCGCCGACGCGGTTCATGGCCGCTTCGAAGTCGCCGGCGGTCTTCACCGTCAGCGCACCAAAGCCGACGATCGGAGCCGTCAGATACATCGACATGGACTTGCCGATGTTCTGCATCGAGCTGCCGATGCCCTTGAGGCTTTTCATGGCATCGGCAAGGCCCTTGTCAAAGGCTGCCGTGTCGATGCCGAGGTTCACCCTCAGACTACCGATGACTGCACTACCGGCCATTCAGCTTTTCCTTTTTCGAGATCCCAACCAGGACCGCGTGATCGCTTCGATTTCGGCGGCATTCATCGGCCGCTTCTCCGGCGCGAAGGTGAGGTCTGCCAACTTCGGCATCTTCTTCTGCCGGGACAGCGCCTCGATGTGCCAGACCATCCATGCCCGGTCGTTGTGTTCTCGCTTGAGACGGCTTGCCGCCCCGTCGAGGATCACGCCGATTTCTCTCAGCGTGAGGCGCCAGAAATGCGAAGGATCTTGACCGCTTTCCACCCATGACTTGAGCAGACGATGCGGGTTCAGTCCTTCGCCTTCTGAGGGCGCGCCGTGTCTTTCGCCCCCGATGGCGCCGGGAAGGCAAGCTGAAAGGCCTGGCCGATGGCGGGCATGATGTTGGAAATGCCGGCTTCGGAGATCAGTTCGCCGGCCGATTTCAGGTCGACTTCCGAATGATGGTCACGCAGGGCCGCCCACACCAACGAGCGAACCGTTGCAATCCTCATTTCTTCCGGCTTGCCGAGACCCGCCGCGATCTTGGCGACAGGCTGTCCCATCTCTTCCTCAAGCTCGCAGAGAGCATTGATGGAAAAGCTGAGGGTGTAAGCCTTGTCGCCAGCCTGGAGCGCGACGGAGCCGCGTAGAGGGTTTGCCATTTACGCGGCCTCTCCCCAGGTATCCTCGCCGGAGACCGCGACGGTGATGGTGGCCGTCATCTTGTCATCAAGTGGGATGTCTTTTTCATAACCGGTGAGGGCAGCGTCATAAGAGACGGTAACACCGTTCGGGAACTCGATTTCGTGCTGCTCGACAGCGCCCGACGCCATCAGTCGGCGCAGCAGTTCGTCAGTCCCGTTGCCCGGCACCCAATTGATTTCGAACGATGCCTCGCCGGTATCGATCAGGCCGGCGATATATTCGCGCCGGCGGCCGGGGCTCTGCATATGCGTGGCGTCGATCCGATCGGCGGTCGCAGCGCCGGGCGTCACATTGATAACTTCGGCAATCTCGACGAAGGCCGGAACGGTGAGGGTGGAATCCCAGATGCGATATTTGGTGTTATACCCAATCATGGCAGTGGTCATGGGAACTCTCCTATGAGGCTTGGTGGTGGATGAGAAAATCGACGGACGTTCGGAAAAGAGTGGTCACCTCCCCCGCGTCCGCCGCCGGGAAATCACGTTGTGAATCGAGAAACATGCCTTGGAAGATCCCGCCGGAATAACCGGAGAGGACAGCGATCAATGCCGAGGACGCCCGCTTCGTCGAGGTGTAGGTTTCGCCATAGACATCCGCCTGCACCCGGCTAGCGACATGATCGGACGCGCCGGTCATGTGATAGGTCGGCACGCCGTCGATGCGCTGCAGAACGATGTAAGGCCGGTTCGCATCGCTCTGCGGCTTGCGGCCCCAGTTGATCCGATTGCCGACAATCGCGGTCAAAGGCGCGGCGCCAAGCAGTAGCGCGGTCAATGCTGGTTCCATGGCTACGCCTGACCCCATGTCACTTTCACGGAGCCCTCCAGCCTTTCATAGCCCGAAACAATCATCTCTCCGTCGTCGTCACATTTGATGCGGATGATAAAACCTTCCTCCTCATCGGCAGTGATGACCTTCTCGATGATCTCGCCGTTGAGAGTAACTTGGACACCAAAGCTGACGAGCTCGATCCAACGCAAATACCCAGGATCATCTGGTGATGCAGAAACTCTCATATCAACTCCCTGAGGTTAGCGACGCTTCGCCGCTTTCTTGGCCAGCCGTGTTGCCGTCTTTTCGATCTCGATCCATGTCAAGTTGGCGATGGTATCGAGCACCTTTTCCTTGTTCTGATCCCAGGCCGGACGCATGAACGGCTGCGCCTGGTGGCCCGGACCGGTTCCGAACTCCTGCAGCGGACCGTAAGGATGCGAGCCGGGGCCGATGAACATTTCGACCGGCGACTGCTTCTTGTGGAGCTTCTTCTGTCGCTCTGAAAGCTTGGTGCTGACGTCGATGCTCTCGGCCAGATGGCCTTCGTCCTTCGGCGCAAGGGCACGGGCTGTCCGCGCAACCGGCTCCCCCGCTTCCTTCATCGTCCGGCGCAGAACGGCCTTCGCATTGGCCTGCGGCAATTCCTTCAGCGCCTTCTCAAGATCCTTGAGACCGTCAACCCCAACCGTGAAACCGCCACGCGCCATCAGTTGTTCGCCCGCACCGCTGTGAGTTCGATAAACCGGTTGCGCCCGTCGGCCGCTTCCTTGGTGCCCTTGATGTTCCAGACGTGGCCGTCGTAGCTGATACGATCCAACGGCGTGATCGTCTTCGACAGGGTCGATGACCGGATCGTGAAATGAGCGAGCAGATAGGCGCTGATCTGCTCGGCACCCAGCAGCTCGGTCTTGACCACGTCCGAACTGTCCTTCCGCCGAGCCCACAAGGTTGCCAAATCCGACCAGGTCTCGACCGGCTCATTGAACTCGTTATTGACCGTCGTCACCCGCTGGATGGTGATGCGGCGATCGAGCTGCTGCGCGGTGATAGACATCATATCCTCGGAGGACGATATTTGCGGGAAAGCTCACGCTCGAACGCTTTCAGGTGATCGCGGTTGACTGTGGCCGCCTCATCGACCTGCATCTGCACACGGATCTTGATCGCAGTTTTGATGTCATCGGGCGTCGTTGCCTTGCCATCGACGACGGGCCATCCGCCGACGTAATCCACTGAGATCGGCGCATTCTGATAAAGACTGGACGGGAACCCATACGCATCGAGGAAACGGACGAAATAGGTTCCGCCGGCGTCTGCATCCAACGAGTAGTTTTCGACCTCTACGGGAGAGGACGTCCCCTCCGCGTCCCGCCAAGCGATGGAGGTAATGGTTTGCACCGGACGAAGCGGCAGACACATGCTTCGCTCGAAACACCGGAAGCGAGCGCGCCAGGTCTGTTCGACGAGCAGTATTCCCAAGATGCCGTTCCATCCCTCGTAGTGAGAAACGGCGGACTTGATGGCGCTCTCGATCTCGCTGTCGAGGTCGATGCTGTCGGTCCGGATAGCGAGTTTCGCCTCCGCAACGGTAACGGGAAGGACCGTGGCGGGCGTGACGAGTGTCGGTCGGAACATAGGTCTGCCTCGATTTGAGCGGAGCCGGGCGCCGCAAAGCGCCCGGCTTTCGGGCGGTTACTTCTCGGTCTTCGTGCCGTAGACGCTGAGGTCCAGACCCTGGCCGGCAAAATCGGGGTCAGAAGGATGGCGCTGGCTCGGATCGTTGAAGTCGCCGCCATTCTGGATCGCCGACGTTCCCGCACGCGGATTGTTCTCGATCGCGGGATGATCGACCGGAATAGCCTTCTTGATCTCCGGCTCGATGAAGGCGCCGCTGGCGGCATCCATTTCGGTTGCCGGCGCCGGATTTGTGACGGCCATGGTTTCGGGCAGCCGGCCCTCTTCCTTGGCACGCGCCGTCGCCTTCTCGGCAGCATCGGCCCGCTTGGCGTGATTTTCGTCGGCTACCTGCTCCGGGGTCTTCCCCTCCGGGGTCTTTGTCTTCTTGGCCATGGTGGCCTCCTGTTTAGTTGAGATTGAGAACCAGGCGGGCCGTTATTGGCCCGCCGACTTTTCTCCATCGCCGATGCGGTTTAGGCTGCAGCCATCTTCAGGGCCTTGATCGCCTGCGGATCCTGGACCCCGCCGCCAACACGCTTCGTGGTGTAGAACATCACGTAGGGCTTGTTGGAGTAGGGATCGCGCAGGACGCGGACGCCGGTACGATCAATGATCAGATAGCCCCGACGGAAGTCGCCGAAAGCAATCGGAACGGCACCAGCGGCAATGTTCGGCATGGCGGCCATTTCGGTCACCGGATAGCCGAGAACCTGAGACGGCTGCCCCAACTGGAAGGACGGCTGCCAGATATAATTGCCATCACCGTCCTTGAGCTTGCGGACGGTGCCCAGAGCATTGCGGTTGGTGACGAACCGGGCGTTCTGCTGCATGACCTGCGGCAGCATGTAGACGAGGTCGATCAGTTCATCAGTCGTGACAGCCCCGACTGCCGCCGCAGTCTTGAGCTGGATTGCGCCGAACGGGTGGACGGCGGCGCTGGCTGCTCCGGTGACGTAGGTCAGGAAGCCAGTCGGCTTGTTCGTTCCGTTGCCCGAGACGAAGGCAACGCCCTCCTGGTAGGAGAACTCGGTTTCAACCTCGTCTGCCAGCCACTGCTCGAGATTGATTTCGGCGTCGTCGAGCATCTGCTGGGTGGCGGCCGGGTTTGCATAAAGCTCGCCAGGCGTAAACGTCAGCGGGCCGAACTCAGCCGTGTTGGTTTCCGGACGCGCTGCAGTCTCGCCCACCCAGCCGGAGCCGGTCCCGCGCAGATTGAACAGCTTCTTGAAGCCTGCGCCGGAGATCGTCTGCACCTGCGCGATCTGACGCATGGGCGAAACTTCCACCAGCTTGTCGACGATCGTGCGATCCCACTCCACCGGAGCAAGATAGCCGCCTTCGTCGTCGGCGCCCTTGTTGAGCGATGCCTGGACCTCACCCTTGCGGAAGTGGGCGCGGAACGCGTCAGTATATTCACGGTCGCGCACCTCACCCGTTCCACCGCCGGCGCCCATCTGCATCGCGGCGATCTTGGCGTTGGCGTCATCAACCGCCTTCTGAAGATCGCCGACCGAGGAATTGATGCGCTCCATCTTCTCGGTTGTCACGACATCGTCGAACTTCTTCAGGAGTTCCTTCTCCTTATCCGCATGCGCGGATTTGAAGGATTCGAACGCCTTGTTGACGGCCTCGATCGCCGCCTTTACGTCGACCGGAGTTTCAGCGCGCACCGCCATGATGCCGCGACGGGAATGAGGCAGGCCCGGCAGGGCCATCGTCATGGCTGTTGCAACGTCGAAATGCACCGACGGATGAGCGACGGCAGCATAGAGTTCGGGGACGCCTCCAAGAATGACGCAGGCGCCGACGATCAGCAGAGCAAGCCCTGCCAACACATAGGACTTTTTCATGTGAGTTTTCCTTACTTGAGGAATGAGTTCGCGAGCCGCCCGAGAGCAGCGTTGATGTCGTCAGCGTCCTGCGTGACGGAAGCGGCAGCGTCATGCTTGCCGCCCTTTACCTCGCCAATGAGGCTACGGCGCTCATTGCGGGGAATTCCTGATTTGGCCAGAAGAGCATCCACGCGCCGGGTGGCGTTCACGGACTTGCCGGCCTCAGCCTTTGTCTTGTCTTCCGATACCTGGTCGGCCGGCAGAAAGCTGTCCGCGAGACCCTCTGCAACAGCCTGCTCACCGTTGAACCAGGTCTCATTGTCCATCCATTCCGCAGCCTTGGTCTTCTTTACGCCGGCGCGGTCGGAGTAGACGGTAGCCATGGCATCGTCGAAGGGCTCCATCGTCTTAGCCGCCTCTGCGAGATCATGCCGATTTCCGATCGCCACGACCCATGCATTGTGCACCATTAAAAACCCGGCCTTGCCGATCTGGATCTCATCCCCCGCCATCGCGATGACTGAAGCTGCCGAGGCCGCAAGGCCCAGAATGCGGATGGTCACTTTCTTTGGGTGGCTGCGCAGCGCATTGTAGATCGCGACACCCTCGAAGAAATCACCGCCCGGCGAATTGAGATCGACAAAGACCTCCTGATCTCCGATCGCCCGAAGCGCCGCCGAGACCCGTTTCGAGGTGACTCCACCGCCGGTCCAGAAATCCTCTCCGATGATATCAAGGATGGAGATCGTGTTTTCCGGGCTTTGCTTTGTTGCCAATATACCGGCATTCCAGCGTTCGACTGCGTCCGCATCAGGCTCGAAAGCACAGATTGACGGCAGCCGCTCAGCCTTGATCTCAGGCAGGTTCCGGAGGCTCATTATCATTGCTCCTGTTTGACGGGGCTGCACCAGTCGCCAATGCGTTCGGTGCGATTTCCTTTTCAGGCAGGTCCATGGTTTCGCGGACCTCCTCGTAGTTCATCCAGGGCTGATGCCCGCCAGAGCCGAGAGCCTTGGCGAAGAAATCAGCCTGGTCCTTCATCGATCCCCGAAGCAGGGCCCCGACGTTGAACTTGCATTCGTATCGATCAGCTTCGGCATCGGTTAGCAGTGATCTCTCGATCGCCTGCTCCCATGCCACGAACCATGGGTTAAGCGCGTAGCGCACGAAAAACTGGCCCAGCACATCAATGCCCGAGCCCCACGAGGTATCATCCACGCCCAAGAGCGGACGCGGTACGCCGAACCCACGGGCGATATCCTCGATCTGATGCTTGCGTTGCTCGATATGCTGGTTGTCGCGGCCGCTCTGGGAGAACGGTTTCGCCTCCAGCCCTTCCTCTCCGATGATCCACTTGTGCGCCATCTCGGCACCTTCGCGCTCATCCATCTGCTGTTTCAACCGCTCGAACGCCTCGTCAGACAATGTCTCTTTCACTGACATCATGCCGCCCACGAGCATGCCATTCTTGAACAATCGGGCGGCGGCACGTTCGGTCTGGAGCGCTAGGCCAATGGCTTCGGCCGCCTGCTTCACCAGCGATAATCCGGAAATGCCGTCCTCGGAAAGACCATACCGAAGGTGCAATACGTCCCTCTGCTGAAGGGTGACCTTGCCACCATCGGGACGCTGGTACTCATACTCCAGCGACCAATCACTCCGCTGCTTCGGTCGCACCCTCTCGGTGGCAAGCGGTACAAGCTGGATCGGCCGGTCGCCGCTACGAACTATTCGCGCAAATGCGTCGCCTCGGCAGCCATCGCCATTGTAGCCGAGTGCCCGCTGCTGCATCAGCGAGCGGAATTCGAATGCGGTTTGCCATGCGTTCGGCTTGCGGTGCAGGATGCGGAACAGAGGATGATCTGTAGCCTTCTCCTTGCTGTCCTTGTCCCGAAGGTGAAGCGGCAATGCCCCCATTGCGAAAGTGATCAGCGACACGCAGCGGATCACGGTCGTGTTTGTCATGGCCGACTTCGCCGTGACGGTGAAGCCGCTTTCCGTCTGGTTCCCGTCACGCAAGAAGCTTAGGAGGCGGGGATCGCTCATATCCCAGAACTGCGCGACCTCACCAGACATCGCGCTAACCCGGGAGGGTGCCACCGCAGGGCCTGCCGGCGCAGCCTCGGCGCGCTTGAAGATGCTGAGAATTCCCATGCCGGTTACACCATCCTCATGCCGCGGGTTTCATATACCGACTTCCCCGGCGCTTCAGGGTTCCGGCCCATAAGGTAGACGGAGTTGAAGAACGCCATCGCCGGGTCGATTTTGGCGTCACCGGCAGTTTGTTTCGTGGCCCGGATCGCCGTGGCCGTAGGCTCGATCTTCAGATTGGACACACACCACGGCATTAGCCGGCCGCCGCAATGCTTGATCAGGCCGCTAGAAACGCGACGCTCCGCACTCTTGAGAGCATTCATCATCCCGTAGCCTTGCGGCGCAGCGACAACGAGTTTCGATTCCTGCGTCAGGCCGATATCTTCGAGGGCGTCGACAAATTCCCCCAGGCCTGCGGCGTCGGCCGCAACACCACCCAAAAGACCACGATCCTTGATGCGCTGGATGATTTCGATAATCGAGCCGACATCCTGAAGAGCATCATCGACGATCGTCAATTCGCCGGCAGCCTCGAAGTCTTGCAGGATAGGCGCAATCTTTTTGCGGATATCGAGGACACCGCGATGGCACCACGCATGTGACCAGGACAGCCAGCGCTTCATGTACCGCGTCGACCAAACACCATCCACTTTTACCCGGATGGGTATCTCTGCCGGCTCTCGACCGAGGACGTTGAAGCCGAAAAGATCGTCCAGCCCGCCGCCATCAACCCCGGTTACTACCACCTCGCAGCGGTCAAGAAGTTGTTCCAGCGCTTCAAAATGGGGAAGTTTACCGAGATCTTCATCGGCCGCCTTCTCCCAGTAATTTGCTCCCGGCCAACGGTTTGCCCGGAGCCGCATGCCGATCTCGACATTGAGGTGCTTGGCGAGGAAGGTCTGGACGGTATCGCCGTCCTCGTCATCGCCGCTTTTCACCCGCACAAGTTTGCGCTCAAGCCACTCCGCCCGCACCGACCGGCCCATATTCGGGTTGGTGATGTAGAAGTTCGCCGGATCGAGGTAGGCCTCGTCCTCGATCATCTTCTCCGGAAATTCGTAAAGCACCGGCAGGCTGCGCGGATCGTCAATCTTGCCGTCCCGTACATTGCGGAAATAGTCGAGGCGTTCCTTGAATACGCCGGCCGGGACCTCATCGGACTGTGTCGAGAGATAAATCACAAAACCTTCTGGCCGCGATATAAGACCGCCGGTAGCCTCCTGGAGCATCGCACCGGCACCAGGTCGCTTGCCAAACAGCCAGAGTTCCTCGATCAGAACGAATGCTGCTTTCTTGCCGCCTACCGTGCTGGCGTCGGCCGACACAACCTTCAGGACTGCCTTGGTGGTCAGGTGCGTGATCTGCTTCAGATTGTCCTGGACATGCAAAAGGTCCACGAGTTCCGGGTCCGCACGAACCATGTCAGCGGCCGGCTTGAACGAATTTCCCGCGATTTCCAAAGTCGGCGCAACGATCAGCAATTCGGCGGAGTGTCGCCAGTTGCGGATCAAAGCGGTCAGCATGATGCCGGCAGCCAGCGTGCTCTTGATGTTCTTTTTGCTGATGAGGAGAAAGAACTCCTCGATTTGCCGTCTGGCGCTTTCGTGGTCGTATGCACCGAAGACGGCGCGCACGAAATCGAAAACATACTCTTCGCAGGCCTCACCAAATGTCGGCCCTCCAGGAACATCGACGATGCGGAGCGACTTGAACACCGCGAGCGCCGCTTCCGCCTCGTCGGGAAAGAGCGGCTCGAACGGTATCAGCGATCGGCGTTCGACGATCCGCCTCTCCCAGTCGAGGCAGGCTGTGGACCATTGTTTCATCGGTTGTCGACGATCAGCTTCGGCGCCGAAGGCGGCGCGAACTTACCACCGATATTTTCGGCGGTGAGCTGGCGCTGTTGCTTCTTGCCGAGTTTCGCCGCCTTCTCGCTCTTCGCATTACCGCGGTTCTCGACGCTCTTCTGAGCGCTCTCGGCCTTGACCTTATCGAGGGTTGCCAAGGCCGCATTGAGCGCGGACGAATTCCCGGACAGGCCCTGCTTGATTTGCGAGACGCGAAGCTTGGTGCGGAGACGATCGAGCATGAGGTCCCGCTGCTTCAACAAATGCAAATAATGTTTCCGAAAAGTCGGGACAGACAGGCCGAGTGTGGCCGCAACCTCTTTATTCGTCTGACCAGCAGCCAGTAACACCATGACAAATATGATGTTTTCTTCACTCGGCTCATGCTCCGGCCTTCCGCGCTTGGCGTCACCGATCACAATGGGATTGCCGAAGAGGTCAAAATCTGGGGTCATCGGAAAAAAATATCATGGTGAGGGGGACGCGGGTCCGGAGGGGAGAGGGTTTTCAGACTTTTGACCCGCCCCCCCCTCACGGTTTCGGCCTTGTCAGGTTATCGAGGTTTTGCAGGCACTATCGCTTGCTGTGACCTACGCCTTCTCGAAGGTCAGAGCAGGGTCAGCTGCACTAATGTCGGCTCCGGTCGGCAGGATCGACAGCAGCATTGCGCCCTCGGGTTAGCTCCCAGCCAGTCGCGAGCCTGATCGATGTCGATGTGGCCGTGCCCCTTAGCTTGCATCACCATGGCCACCCACACTGGGTCGCGGCCATCATCGTCGACAAGAGAGACCGCTATCCAATATCCGGTCGCATCGACATGTTGATCAGAATGACCGGCGTTCAAGCTTCTGCTTCTCGCTGTCGTGGTAGGCCTTGCTCACGGTCTGCAGGTTGCCCTGATCCCAGAACAACCGCTCATCACCGCGATGCGGTTCCTTGTGGTCGACCACCGCGCTATTCGGTGCGGGATACTTGCCGATGCACAAGACGCCGGTCTTCTGGCATGTGTAATTGTCCCGCAGGAGGATGACGTGGCGCAGCTTGCGCCAGCGTTCGGTTTTGTACCATGCCCGCCAGCTCACACTCTGGTCACGCTCACGAAGTCGTGCCGCCTCGTCGCCGGGCATGCGTCCTAACCGTGGTGCAAGAGTGGAAAGCCGGGGCTTCAACGTCGTGAGCCTACCCATACTCTATGCAAAGAAAAGGCGACCTCTCGGTCGCCTCAATTGGCCCTCTTGGGGAACTGCAAACATAGCTTGCGCACTGGCCTTGAATCGGCGCCTCTCGATCGAGGCGGTCAAGACAGGGTCTGCCCGGCATACCCACGTGGAGGTTTCCCTCTCTTCCGGCCCCGCATCTGTCGGGACTGGTCAAACGCTTGCTACAGGATCAGCAGATCATCCGCGTTCAGAAAGTCACAACTTCTGCAGCAAAGCAAGGGGGGCTTCCACCACGTGCTGCTGTCCGCCTACCTCGAACTCCACCTTGCCGGCGATGGCGATCTTGCGCAGACCGGCCATCGGGACAGCCCGCTTCAGCTTCACCAGCCGACCGTTGAAGCCAATGAAAGGCCCTTCATCGAACCGCACCCAGTCGCCCACATGGAAACGTTCGGCGTGTTCCGATGTCTCATCCCAGGAGCCGAGCACCCTTTTGAATCTGTTCACGTCCTCGTCGGTGATTCTGTGAGGCGAATGCAGCCCGCCGACGACGCCGATCACACCGTCGATATGCCTCAAACCGCAGAAGGCTGCAGCCGATGGAACCAGATGCACCATGACATAACCGGGCAGCGCTGGCCCCGGCGTAAGGTCGACGACACGGCCACGCCTGACGATCCGACCCCGTTCGACCAGCGGCAGATAGGCACTGATTTTTTCTTCCGCCAGGCGCTCATACACAGACTTTTCCCGCCGTTCGGCCGTGTGCACCACGAACCAGGCGGCGTCGCCCGGCTGATTCGCGCCTGCCATCGACAGCATGTTCGCGTTGATGCGCCGCAGATTCGCCGCCCGTTCCAATACCGGAAGCGCCCGCATGAGGTCGATCCGGTCGCTCATAATGATCTTACGCTGCATCGTCATGGCCTTTGCCTCGCTGCTGGAGTGTGTCCTGGGAGAAGCGGTCGAGCGCATCGCTCACCGCCATTTCGAGGTCGCGTTCGCCCTCGGAGACTTTCGGGAAATAATGGCCGCGCATCCCATCGGGAACGTGAAGCTCCGGCAGCTTGCGTCGCCGCAGCTCACCCTGCCAGGCAGCGAACAAAGGGTTCTCTCGCGCGATGAAACCCATGGCTTCGCTCATCAGCATATCGTCGGGCTCGATTAGCAGGCCGCCTCTCAGGTCGGTCTGCTGCTTGAACGCCATGAGGCGCGGCCAGGCCGTCCGATAGTGAGAGCTGAACCAGACACCGGTTTCAGGCGCCAGGTCCGGCCTCTCCGGGCCAGCACAAAGAATTCGAAACAGCACGGCGGCATGCGCTGGCCCATAGGCCTTGGCCCAATTGTCCGGCACAACTGGCGCCGAGCCCGGCCCGCGTTTCACCGCATACGTCGCTACATCCCTCTCGCTCAGCGCTTCCCAGGCAAGATCGCGGAAGTAGTTTCCGGCGCCCATGACCTTCCCGCCATCCAGTGCGGATTTCGCGAGAAACGCATCGCGGCGCTCTTCCGCCACCTTTCGATTGCTTTCCGAAAGGGCAGCAAAGTGGCGGGTGATGTAATCGATCGTCGTCCCGTTCGCCCATTTGGGCCACTCACCGCCCTGGTAGCCGTCACCCGACAGGAACCGCTGAACACGTTTGCGAAACTCTGCCGTGCCGGGAATGGCAGACCGATCTTCATCGCCTTCACGCCCACGCCCTCTCTCTTTTACTGGTTCTCTTACTGGTTCCCTTACAGGGTTACTGTCCGGATTCCGGACTCGGCTTTCGCCATTTTCCGGACACGGCTTTTCGTCATTTCCGGACACGGCATCGGCGGCTCCGTGTCCGGTTTCCGGACACGGCTTTTGCGCCCTTTTCACCGCAAAATCAGGCTCGAACGGGAAGTGATATTTCGTCCGCTCCTGCTGCTTGGAACCGGCCCTGCGGCTCTGGATGCGCAGGATCAGGCCGGAACCCTCCAGCGCGTCCAGATGCACGTTCAGCGTCGAGCGGGACATTTCGCAGTCATTGGCAAGCGTGTCCTGAGAGGGAAAGCAGCCATGGTCGGGATGGAAACGGTCGCAGAGGTGCCACAGCACGATCTTCGTCGCCGGCTTCATGCCCCGCTGTTTGATCGCCCAGTTGGTCGCATCGAAGCTCATCAGGCGGCCACCTCCATGGCAAAGCCGCCCCACTGAGCGGCCATGGCCGCTGCAATACCGGGGAAGGTGGCCGAACGGATCTTCCAGCGGTCCGGCGAAGGCGGCGCCCGATGAATGGCCGACCAGCGCTTGTGCGCATCGCTGCCCACAGCGGGCGGCACAAGACGATTTGTCGCCACGAGCGGCGGCAGCCCGCGCAGGTAGAAGGACGTGGCCTTGAAAGCCTCATCGCCGAACCACCACGGCTGCACGGTCTGCGCCGGCTTCTGATAATTCCTGATCCGCTCTTTCGCATGCTTGTGCATGACGGGATTTTCGACGGCGATGCGCTCGATCGGCGCATTCCAGCAATCCGAGAACAGAGCTGCACCCGCGTCGAGATCGGCCCACATCTGCGCACGGGTCTTTCCCGCCGGCGGCGCTGTCAGCCAGCGAACGCCGGAATTGCAAAGTCGCGTGCAGGGCGGATGCATGACAGCGAGCAGGTCCCAACCCTCGCCGAGCAGATCGCGGATATCGCAGACAATATGGCGATTGCTGCCGTCATCGGCCGGCAACAGATCGCAGGACCAGGCGTCGTGACCGAGATCACGGAAAGCCCGCCTCACCTGCCCGGAGGTTTCACAGCCAATCAGGACGCGCATCAGCCCGCCTCCTGCCCATCAGCCGGAAGGCCGAGCAAGACACGTCGCAAACGACCGCGGGCGGCGCTCACGGCCATGGACTGAAAACCGGCGTCACTCACCCGGCGCGTCGCGCGCAGATGCGCCAGCTCGGCATCCACATAGGCGAGGCCCTCAGAGAACCGCGCATGCATCAGCCGGTTTCGAATGGTGGCCTCGCAGGTCATCAGGGTTGACAGAGAGCACTCAAGCAAAGCCTGCGCCCGCTCTGCATCCGTTGCCGCCGCCGCTATGGCTGCAATTTCGGGTCGCAGTTCGTTCATCGCCCGATCTCCTTTTCCACCCGCTTTTTCAGGACATCGAGGTCGCGCGCCTTGGCCGAGAGATCGTCGCAGGAGCGGCGCACGCGCTCCGCCGCCTCGCAGACCTGCTTGCGGCTTTCGAGCACGATGGCGACCTCCCGCTCGAACGCGGCCTGGCCTTTCAGGAATTCATCGAGGAGCGGATTGGAGCCTTCCGGCCCGAACATCATGTCGCGGATCTCGCGCACCCAGGCGACGGGCACATTCAGGTCAGCCCCAACCTTTTTGTCGGTCCAACCCTGCGTATAGCCATGGCCGGAATAGAAATCGCCGATGCGTGCGAACACGATTTGCCGGTCGGCCGGCGTCATCGTGGGCGGCGCGTCGGCCTTGAGGGCAACGACATTGGCCGCCGGCCCCTTCTGGGACGTCGTCATGGGTTTCGTCTCCTGTTGGAAAAGAGGATTGCGCTTCAGGCATTCCGGGCAGCGGTCGAGGCGGGCTGTCCGCCCCACATCCCAGCCGTAACCGCGGAAATGCTGGAGGATTGATTCTGGCGTCCGCTTTTTGACGCCGCGTTTCAGCGGGTAATAGGCAAGCCCGCCGCAGCCCCCGCAGCGGATCTGGTAGGCAAGCGATGCGCCTCCGACCTCGGCCGGCGCCATCCGCTCTATGGGCCAGGACCGCGCCATCATCGGCCTGCTCCGGATTTCCATGCGCGGTAGTCGTCAAGCAGCTTGAAATACTTCCGCTGCGCGTCTCCGGCGTCGTTCAGTTCGGTCTTGGAGGAGATCGCCAGCAGACTTTTCAGGCGGGTATCGGCCGCCTGCTTGTCGCGCACGGGGCCGCCGGCGCCCCGGCTTTCGAGGAACCGCTGGAAGCGCTCATCCTGACACAGCATGGCGGCGCGCGAGGCCAGCGGCGTGTTCCTGCGCCGGCCCTGATCCAGTTCGGCAGCCAGCTCGCGCACCTTGGCTGCGGCCCGGTCCTGCAACGTCAGGAAAAGGGAAAGCAGGCCGGCCGCCCCGCTGATCAGCTCATATTCGTGACCGAGCGCATCGGCATGGATGGTGCAGAGGCAGACGCTTTCGCCGGTCGACCGCTGGCTGACGATCCGCGTCTCGCCGCCTTCGACCTCCAGCCCCCAGCTATCGCCATCGAGCCGCGCCGCCAGATCGCGATAAAGCGCCAGCCGTGCCTTTTCCCGTTCGCGCTCGGTGGCCATCATGACGCCACCCGCTCGGCAAGCAGGTCGACGAGCCAGAACTTGTCCACCTTTCGGATATCGACGACGGCGATGTTGTGAATGATGAAGCTGCGGATATCGCGCCGGCTGATTTTCCAGAAGTCATCGAGCGCGCTCTGCTCGCGTCGCTTTGCCTTCAGCCACCCCTTGGAGATCCAGCCCGAGATCGTTTTCCGGTCGACGCCCATCACGGCAGCCAGCTGGTTGCCGTTGAAATTGTCCGGGTCCGTCCGGTCCGTGCCGAGGCGCTTCAGCTTGACAATGATCGCCGTCTCGCTGCGCTGATACCCCTTGCCGGCAAGCATCCGCCTTAGGCTGGCCGTCGCCTTGTGGGCGTTCTCGCTGATGATGGCGATTTCCGCCTCGCTCCATGGAGCCTCTTTGAAGCGGGGCGAGACGAGACCGAGATGGACGGCCCGTTTTGAAACCCACCAGCGCGGACGCGCGACCGCCGAGGCGCAAGCCTGCACGGCGCCCTTGTCGGGCTTGCCCTGAAAGGTCCGAACAATGACCGCATCGATTCTCTCGTTGCTGGTCCAGGCCTGGCGCTCGGTAAACTTGCCGCGTGCATCCGCCTTTCGCAGCCCCATCTGGCCAACCCGGTTGTAGATCGACGAGGCGGAACGGCCCGGCAGATACTGCAGGCAGAGGGAAACGCCGCCCTGCGGATAATAGGTTTTCAGCAGCTTTTCTTCGCGCCCGGTCCAGAAGCGGCGGGCACCCTTGCGGCCTTCGCCGACAACCGGATTGTCGTCGAGAAGCGCGCGAATACCGCTGACTTCGCGATCTGGCACAACAAGGGCGTCCATCATGTCGCCTCGCCTTCCACCGCCACGGCAGCCTCATGCGCGTCCCGGAACCGGGCGATCTCGTCGCTTTCCCAATCCACCCGATGCACGACGGTCGTGTCGCCATAGCTGCCATCGTCCTGCAGCTCCCAGAGGCACCACATCGTGTTCATCTGCGAGGAGGCCTTGTTGCCGTCCCAGCCGTCGCGATGCATCATCGGCAGCCGGTGCTTCATCACGTAGATCCGCGCCGGGCGGCATTCCTCCATGTAGAATTCGCGGTCGGCATCCTCGAACCCGGCAAGCACATTGAGGTTGAGCAGCAGCGCCATCTTGCGCGGCTTGTGGACGCGCAGCGCATGCGCGATGGCCGCGTTCATGTGCTCGCCATAGGGTGGATTGGAGACGATATCGAACCCCGTCCCCTCGGTCGTTTCGAGGAAGTCCGCGACGCCCTGGCACTCGCCGTCCTTCGTCACGGTCCCGTAGTCGACGAGATCGGAGGGCACGACCTCGTAACCGACTGCCTCCAGCACCCGGACGATTGCGCCCCGCCCGCAGAAGGGCTCGCTGACGACCGCCGAGAATTGCTCCAGCGCAAGGATCGTCCATGTCCCCTCCTCCGGGGTCTCATAGAGATTGTTACCGCGCTCTTCCTTGGTGGCGGTTTTCGTGCCGATCGCATGCTTCAGGTTCGCACGAGTAGGTGCAAGACCTGCCGCAACACGCGCTGCAATTGCACGCTCGGCAATGCCCGGCGTCTTTTCCTCAGCCGCTGCCAGCTTGCGCGCCTCATGGATCTCCTGCCGTGTAAGGCCCGCTTCGGCCTGCTTGAAAATGTCCTCATCTGCGACATTTTTCGGACGGCCCTTTTTGGCAGCCGTGCCAGTCTCCTGCGCCCGGTCATACGCCCGCGCCAGTTCGATCTTGCAGCGCGTTTCCATCAAAAGCGCATCGCCCTGCAGCTGCCGGAATTTCGGCACCAGGTGCTTGGAAGCCTCATATTTCGCCGCAAACCGCGCCTCGGCCTGGGAAAGGTCATAGACGCCATCGGCGATCACATGCGCCCGCGCCACGTCGCCCTCGTCGAACAGCGCCGCCGCCGTCTGCAACATGCTGACCATCTGCGGCACGCTGGCCCGCACGGGCTGGGCAACTGGCACGACAGCCGAAACCCCATGCGGCGCAATCGGGTCGATCAGCCCGAGCGCTACCGCCGCCGCCCGGCCTTCATCTGTCGGGAAGCACAGGCCGGTATCGGTCTCATGCCGCCGAACCAGTCCGTAAGCGTGCAGCTTGGCGATCTTGCTGCGCAGATTGACGCTGGCGCCGCGATATTCGCCATCCGTCACGGTCGCCCTGATGAGAGCTTTCTGTTCAGCCGAAAGGTTCGCAAGAATGTCCATCAATGCGCCCTCGCCAGCCGTTCGAGATAGCCCTCACCCTTCGGCGTGATCCGGTAATGGTGCGCAAACACGCCGTGGCGCTGCGCATAGCCGGCATGAACCAGAGCCGCGCAGGCGAGCTTGTCGGCCAGCCCGTGCATGGCAAGATATTCACCGTCGCACTGGTCAAGCCGCCGCAGCATGTTCCGCTCTTTCGGATGGATGGGTTTGGAGATAACAGCGCCGCGCATCATTCGCGCTCCCCGCAGGCGGCAATCACCTGCTCCAGCGCCCGGATTGCCTCGCGCGCTTCCTGGGCGATCGTCCGCCGCTCCAGCGCGTCATATCGGCCGTCCTTGCCGGCCTCGATGATCGCCCGCGAAACATCCATGGTCTCGGACAGCACCACATGCGCGTCGAGATCCTTGAGGCCGCGCCTGTCCGGCTGCTCGCCGTCGCGGGTCAGCACATAGCCGAGAATGCGCGCCGCCTCGCCGATGATGATCGGCGAACCCGCCCGCATGTCCGCCTCTATGGCGATATCGAGCGGCACCATGGTCTGAAGATGCTCATGGCCGCCATCGTCGCGGCGCTCGCCGAGCGTCGCATATTTGACCAGCGTCGAGACGCCGACGCGGGTCAGAAGCGCAAAGCTCGTCACCCCGCCGCCCAGCCGGTAGCAGGCATCGGTCACGCCCTTGAGGGAAAGGATGGATTGTTCGGAAATCAGGCGCACGAAAACACCCCGCGAAAAGCAAGGAAACAAAACGGATGAAGGATTCACTGAAACCGTGCGGCCCGGCCGCTACGGATAAGGCCTCAACTCATGGAGGCCCGCATGCAAGACAGGATGGAAAAACAGAACCCCCGCCGGAGCGCGGGAGGAGATACGCTCCGGCGGAGTAAGCCCGTCGCAGGGAGGAGGAGACGACGGGAATGGAAAACCGGAGGCGCATCATTCGGCAGCCTCCTTCGGACGCTCAAAGAAGAAGCTGTCATCCCAGGGCAACGCCCGTGCCAGCGCAGCGGCGCGGATGGCCAGCATATCGTCCAGCGAAGGGCCGACACCATTTTCCCACCGCGAAACCGTGGCTTGCGTTACGCCGGCAATCACCGAGAACTCGGCTTGCGTGACACCAAAGACATTGATGCGAATGTTCCTGAGAGCGTTCATGCCGCGAATATTATACGCATACGCATTAAAATCAATGCGCATAATATGCGTGATCGTATTTTTCATTCCGCGCTGCTGTCGTTACGGTGACGGCCATGACAAGTATCGAGCAAAAATTGCGTGCGATTATAAAGGCTAGCGGCTGGAAGCAGGCGCAGCTGGCAGAGACGTTGAACGTCACACAGGCCACGGTGAGCCGCTGGTTTTCTGGCTCGGAACCGGAAGGCCAGCGCCGCGATGCCATCAATGAACTTTACGAGCGGATCGTTGACGACGGCCCGCGCGAGCGTAGCGGCACAATTGTTCCTATCATGGGATTCATCGGTGCCGGCGCCGAAATTCAGCCCGAGTTCGAGCAAACCCCGTCTGACGGCCTTGATCAGATCTGGATTCCATTCGAACTTGAGGATGACCTGATAGCGTTTGAGGTCAGAGGCATTTCAATGCTCCCCGTGTATCGCGAGGGACACGTTGTCGTCTGCTATCGCGAGCAGAAGAGACCGCTGGAATATTTCTACGGCCTGGAAGCTGCCGTTCGCACCGATGACGGTCGCCGCTTCATAAAAACGATCATCAGGAGCGGCGGCAATATAGATCTGCATTCGTTCAACGCGGAACCCATCCACGATGTTGGCCTTGAATGGATCGGAGAGATATTTGCCGCTCTGCCGAAAACGTCCGTTCGACGGCTGGAGCGACGGGGCGGCATTCAAGGCCGCCTAGGCTTGGGAAGCTAGTAAGTTTCCCAATTGATTTTAGTCAGCCTGCCGCTAACCCGGCGGGCTTTTTTATGCGCCGATATACGCATGATGCGTCGTCGTAATGCGTTCGCGTATTTTCTTTGTTGACTATTATACGTATACGCATATTATTCGCCTCAGCCGTCGAGGCGTGAGCGAGACCCGCGAAACCTTCGAGGCCCCCAAAAACCCTCGGAGAAACAGAAATGCTCAAGAACTTGCTTTCCAACGCCACCCGTCAGCAGAAGGTCGAGGCCGTCGCCGAGGCCATGATCCGGCTGGAGCCCAACGCCACCGCCGAGAACATCAAAAGCCTCATCGGGATCACTCAGACTGACTTGGACAGCGTGGCCGACGACGCACGCGCCGAAGCTTATCAGCGACAGAACGGCAAGCCGCGCGTTCGCGTGCCCGTCGATCAGGCGGCCTGATCCGATGGAGAAGCGCCCGCCCGTTCCCCTGACCCGCCATGATCGGGCGAAGCGCTCGCCCTTCATGAACGAAGTCGCCGCCGAGATCGATCAGGACGACGACGCCCTGACCCGTCGAGTGGCAACCCTGCTCTTGGTCGCCATCGCCGGCCTTTGCCTCACGGCATGGGCGGCCCTCACCTACTACACCGTGACGGTGCTGGTATGACCCGCCCCGTCGAGCGCGCGCCAATCCTGCGCGGCCCCTATTTCGTCCTGCCCGCCAGCCGTGATGCCGGCAAGCTGGAGACAATGGCGAGGGCCGAACGCCAGACCGATTTCGTCTGCGGCTATCTCTGCGGCGTCATCACCATCGCAACCATCACGCTCGCCGCCTACAGCGCTTTGCGCTGGCTGGCCTGAACAAGGAACCCCATCCATGAAGAAGATCCGCGACTTCAGCCAGATCGTCGGCCTGCTTGAAAACGGCCAGCTCAATCCTGCTCTGTCCGGCGAGGTCGGCGACACGCTCGCCAAGCTCACCGAAATGTCGGACGAAAACCCGCACGCCACCTTCAAGGGCTCGACGACCCTCAAGCTGGCCTTCGCCGTCAAGGACGGCATGGTCACCATCGGCGTCGACTTTTCGTCGACCACGCCCAAACGCCCGCGCAAGAATTCGGTTTTCTGGGTCGTCGAGGACGGCGCGCTTTCGACCGAGCATCCGCGCCAGCACGACATGTTCACCACCCGCGCGGTCTCGTCGACCGAAGGCGAACGCCAGGCGCAATAGCCTCTTTCCAGTCCAAGCCACTCCCAACCCACGAAAGGAAATCCCGTGGAAACTCTCGACAAAGGCGCGGTCGAAGCCGTCGCCGCCCTCGCAAGATGCACCGGCTCGCAGATGGTCTCGGTCTCTCTGCCGGAAAAGATCAACGGCCTGCCGTCCTTCGTGCCCGTCCTGGTGCATCCGGAAACCGGCAAGGTCACCGGCCTCTATGACCAGCTCGCCCCCTGGCGCACCCGCCCGGAGCGCAAGACCGGCACGGCCCGCGCTGAAACGCTCGAATCGTTCATCGAACTGGTCGAACTCCATAAGCTGGGAAACAGCGTGATCTTCGCCGAGACGGACTGGACGAAGCCCGCCATGACGGCTGTCATCGACTACCACAACGCCGACAGCCCGGACAATGGCAAGCACCGCATCCACTATAAGTTCCCGCTGTCGGAGGAATGGAAAGCCTGGCTGGCGATCGACGGCAAGAGCATGAACCAGGCGATCTTCGCCGAATTCATCGAGGACCACATCGCCGATCTCTCGTCGCCAGACATGGCCGAGTCGGAAGATTACGAAAAAATGTTCGGCGCCAAGGTCGGCTTCCCCAATGACATCGTCCAGCTGTCGCGCGGCCTGCAGATCAACGCCGAAACCCGCGTCAAGCAGGCGGTCAAGCTGCAGAGCGGCGAAAGCCAGATTATGTTCGAGGAAGATCACAAGACCGCCGGCGGCGAGCCGCTCATGGTGCCCGGCGTGTTCGTCCTGCAGATCGCCCCGTTCTTCATGGGCGAGACGACCCGCATTCCGGTGCGGTTGCGCTACCGCCTGCGCGAAGGCGCGCTCACCTGGATCTGCCAGCTTTACAGGCCCGATCGCTACATCACCGAACAGGTCCGCACCGATCTCGAAACTGCCGCTGATAAAACTGGCCTGCCGAAATTCGAAGGCAGTCCGGAAATGACCGGCGCCTGATAGCGCCCGGTCTTGAGGGAGCGGCCCGCACAGGCCGGCCGCTCCTTTTGCCACAGAGCAAGATCCAAGGAACACACCATGTCCAAGAGCGAATATATGCGCCGCCCCAGCGGCATGCTGAAACACGTCGTCATGCTGAGAGGTTTTGGCGTTGCGGGCGACAAGGTCGACGCGGTCCGGACCCGCTTCATGGCCGGCATGGGCCGCCATGAGATCGCCCGCGAACTGTCCCTGTCCTACAGCGCCGTCTGCAACACCATCACCGATGAGGCCCGCAAATGGCGCGAGGAGGAGCGGCTGGCACGCCTCGTCGAGGACGAGCGCCGCATCATCGTCACCCGCACGGTGGTGTTCGGTTCGGAGCTGCGCCGCGTCCGCCACTCCCTTCCCCGTGTCTCGATGCACGTCGCAGCCCTTGAGGGCCGGCCATGATCGAGGTGACGGCGGGCGCGGCTGAAGCCGGGAAGCACTGGTTCCGCGTCCATTTCCACGACGGCAAGACACTCGATTACCGCGTCGCCCATCCGCTCATTGCCGAGCGCAAGGCCCGCGGCGCCCATCCGGGCGGTTTCGTCAAGAAGATCAAACGCCTCAAGGAGAACCCCGATGCAAGCAGCCGTTCTTGAACACGATACGCTCGCCTGGCAGGCGCTGGTCACCGAGGAGGGCGAACCCTTCGCCGCCTTCGTGCGCGGCCATGTCAACCCGTTCCAGCTGGCCGGCGACGCAGAGGATGCCATCGTCAAGGCCTTCGCCGATCTCTCGCCTGAATACGCCAGCGACGCCCGCGAAATCATCGACGAGGCCGGCGGAGCCGTGATCTCCAATTTCTGGCTGCGCCCGGTCACCCATGGCGATTTCGTCGATTTCTACACCATCGCCAACGCCGACCAGCGCCGCGCCTTCCCTGTCACCGGCGTGAGGTTCTTGTGATGACAGACAGCCACACCAAAGACCTCATGCAGGCAATGGCGCAGGCGATCGACGAGGCAATCAACGGCCGGCCCCTGCCCGCAGAAAAACAGTTCGGCTTCGTGCTCTTGATCTTCGCCAAGGACGGCGAGGCCGGAAACCGTACCAACTATGTTTCCAACTGCGACCGCAGAGACATCCTGGCCGCCCTCAAGGAAATCACCGCGCGCTTCGAAGGCCAGGCCGCGCAGAGCGGGAGGGCTTGATCATGAAAGATCTGATGATAGACATCGAGACGCTCGGCACGGCTCCCGGCAGCGTGATCCTCAGCATCGGCGCGGTGGCGTTTGAGGCTGTATCGGGAGAATTTGGCGAAGAGTTCTATGCCGCTATTGATCCGCAGACTGCGGTCGGCGCCGGGCTCACCGTGGACGTATCCACCCTGAAATGGTGGATGACACAGTCGGAAGACGCTCGCGGCGCAGCTTTTGCCGGCGAACGGCCGCTCGTCGAAGTCTTGAATGACTTCAGCGCATATGTGCGCCGCATCGATGCTTCGCGCGTCTGGGCAAAGCCGCCGTCGTTCGATCTCGTGCTGCTTGAGGCCACTTTGCGGATCTGCGATGCAGCCATCCCGTGGCACTACCGCACGCCCAGGGATGTTCGCACATTGCTCGACATGAGCGGCACAACCGCACAGACCGGCATCGGCGTTGCGCACAACGCTTTGGATGACGCCAAATCTCAGGCAGCCGACGTCATCAACGCGTTCCATGCCCTATCCCAGCGCGCTGACCAGAAGCCATATTGGCGATGCTTCCACTGCGAAGAGATGTTCACAAGCGAGCACGCCGCCCGAATGCACTTCGGCGAGACCGAATGCAGCGAACCAGCCTGCCAAATCAAGGCAGGAGCCGAAATGAGTATGCTTGAAGCCCTCCGTCGCGCCGAGGAGGAGACGCGAAAAGCTCTCTTCGCAATGCATGAGGAAGGCACAGACGGCTGGACAGCCTTCCGCCGACTGGAAGGCCGGACGCGCGAGAATGCAGAAGCAGCCGAGAACCTTGGCTACGAGCGGGGCCTTCGCGATGGGCGCAATGAGGCAACGGATATGGCGCACAGCGAGCGCGCGGCCAACATGGAACCGGTTGCATGGCGGGTCCGCGTCAAAGGTGACGATCCGGAGGAATGGTCACTGCTTCCGGCGGGCGGCGGCGCAGATTATCTTCACCGCGAGGGCTGCGAGTGCCAGCCTCTATACGCGCTGCCCCAAACGGGGGAGCGTGACGATGGCTGATGGAACCAAGATCGAATGGACGGACGCCACCTGGAACCCGATCACCGGCTGTTCCGTCGTCTCCCCCGGCTGCACCAACTGCTATGCCATGAAGTGGGCAGGCACCCGCCTAAAACATCATCCCAGCCGCGCTGGCCTTACACGTGACAGCAAGGCCGGCCCGGTCTGGACCGGCGAGGTCCGCTTCAATCCCGGCTGGCTCGACCAGCCCCTGCGCTGGAAAAAGCCGCGCATGATTTTCGTCTGCGCCCATGGCGACCTGTTCGCCGAGGGAGTGCAAGACGCCTGGCTCGACCAGATCTTCGCCGTCATGGCGCTCGCTCCCCAGCACACCTTTCAGGTGCTGACCAAGAGGCCGGAACGCATGCGCGACTATCTCACGTGCCACCGCCAGGAGCTGCCCGGCCCGATGATGGCGATCATCGAAAACGCGAGAGCCATGCGGCCCGATGATCTCTATTGCCTGACCGAATGGCCGCTGCCCAATGTCTGGCTCGGCGTCTCGGTCGAAGACCAGAAGCGCGCCGAGGAACGCATCCCGATCCTGCTCGAAACGCCGGCCGCCATCCGCTGGATCAGTGCCGAGCCGTTGCTCGGGCCGATCTACATTCCGGAGTTCATGCCGAACCCGCTGTGGAACAGCCTGAAGTCCTGGGAGCAACCAACTCTCGACTGGATCGTCGCCGGCGGCGAGAGCGGCGGAGACGCCCGCCCCATGAACCCGCTCTGGCCGAGGTCTTTGCGTGACCAGTGCGCAGCCGCCGACATCCCCTACCTGTTCAAGCAGTGGGGGAATTTTCGCCCCTGCTCGGATGCCAATGGCCCCTATATGCTGCGCGTCACCAAGGCCGAGGCAGGCCGCCTGCTGGATGGCATCGAGCACAACGGTTTTCCGGAGGTGAGCGCCCATGCCTGACGTCGATTACATCTCGCTCGCCCGCCGCGTCGCAGACGGCAGCATCAGGTCCTTGAGCATCAAGCAGCCCTATCCGCATCACATCTTCCACGATGGCAAGGATGTCGAGAACCGCGACTGGCCGACGAAGGGCCGTGGCTGGTTCATCGTGCACGCCAGCATATCGAAATCCGAGATCGATAAAGACGACGAACTCCAGATGGCCATGCCGCGAGGTGGCGTCGTCGGCATGGCGCGTATCGTCGATTGCGTCACGCAGATGCAAAGCAACTGGTTCTTCGGCCGCTACGGCTTCGTGCTGCGGGACGCCTTCCCCCTGCCCCTGATCCCCTGCCGCGGTGCGCTGGGATTTTTCATGCTGCCGCCCGAGACTTGCGCGGATGTAGCCGACACGATCAGGAGGGCTGCCAGGTGAGTGCTAGGGCTCCTGATCATATTTCCTACGCCCCGCGCGGTATGAGCCGAGAGGAGGCCGCCCGCTATGTTGGGGTCGGCACGACCAAGTTTGACGACATGGTCGCGCGCCGCCTCATGCCTAAGCCGAAGAAGGTCGACGGGCGCGTGATTTGGGATCGCATCGCGCTGGACGGCGCTTTCTCTGACCTGCCGGAGGACGGAGGCAATCGCATCGACGAACTCTTGTCACGCCGAGCCTGATCGGCCTACTGTCACCACTATGACCGAGGACACTGATCGCCGCCCCTATCTCTCTTCCTTCCTGGACCGCCACAATACGCGGCGCTGGCGATACCGGCGCGCGGGGAAGACCATCCCTATTCCAGGTCAGCCGGGCGAGCCGGCCTTCGAGGCGACATACGAGGCCGCCTGCGAGGGTCGCAAGGTTCAGCCTGCCAAGATCCTCGCCATGCCGGGCGCCGCGCTGCCGGCGACCTTCCGGGCCGCTTGGCGCCGTGTGCTCTCATCCCCCGAGTGGCTCGCGCACGATCCAGCCACCAAGGCAAAGAATATCCGCCTCGCCACGGAGTTTCTGGAACTGCCCGTTATCCCCGACGACCCTGCACAGTGGGGCGATATGCGTGTCGCCGACCTCAAGCGCCGGCACGTCAAGGACATCCTCGCCCGCTACAGCGCGACGCCGCACAAGGGCAAGCACCTGCTGGTGACGATCCGGAAGATGATCTACGCGGCCCTAGACGAGGAATGGATCGAAGCGGACCCGACATGGAAGATGGCCTATAAGCCGGCCTACAAGGGCTGGCGCGCTTGGACCGAGGCAGAGCGCGCCCAGTTCGAAGCGCGATGGCCGATCGGCTCGGCCGCCCGAACCGCATACGGCCTGGCGCTTTGGCTCGGCAATCGGCGGTCGGACGTGGCGCGCGTGGAATGGTCGTGGTTCGATTTCCGCCAGAACATCGTGACGATCGAGCAGGTAAAAGGCGGTAAGGTTCTTGTCCTGCCGCTGACACCCATGCTCCGAGACATTCTCGACCCGCTCCCCCGCGACAAGAAGTACCCGCTGATTACCGCCTACGGCGAGCCCTTCTCGGAAAAATCTCTGACCGGCACCATGGCCCACTGGACGAAGCTTGCGGGCATGCCGCCGGGCTGCACCTTGCATGGCCTGCGCAAGACGCTCGGCAAGATGCTCGCTGAATCGGGAGCCTCGACGCGCCAGCTGATGGAGACACTCGGCCATGACGATATCGAGCATGCCGAACTCTACAGCCGGGAAGCAGAGCAACGCCGACTCGCCAAGGACGGGATGAGCCGCGTCACCAGGAAGTTTCGCACTCTGAAACCAGCTGGCTAA